CGCCGACGAGGCGAAGGCGATGGCGGAGTTCTCGGAGATGAGCCGGCGGGGTGAGCAGCGGCGGGCCGCCGAGCGGGCCGAGCAGGTCGGTTTCCGCTACTTCGAGGTGGAACGCTATCTGTTGGCCGCCAAACGGGATCTGGCCTCGGCGTTGCGGGTCGACAGCGTCGAGTTTGACGACGAAATGAAACGCCTTCTGGTCGACACGATCGACAAGGTCCGCTCCCTGTTGGATCTGATCGCCATTCGTTTCGCCGGGGTGGCCGAGGTGGACTGGGATTCGGAGCTGAAGCGGGTCCTGTCCGAGGCGGGCGAATCATGAGCCGGCCGAAGGGCCGTCTGAACGGCACCACCCGGGAGGACCTGGTCCGTCTGGCCCGGCTGTTCAGTGCCAACACCGCCGGCTTTACCGTCGAAGAAATCGCCCAGCGGACCGGTTGGCCTCAGGCTCGGGTGATACGGCTCATCCGCATACTTCGCCGCCAGCTCGGTGAGAGCGACTGGAACATTGTCGCCGAGCCGGTCGACCCTGGCCTGCCCTGGGTGTACCGGGCTGTGAACACCTACGACGACGCCCGCTGGTGGGTGGATAACCGGCTCGCCGACGCACAATCCCGGTTTGTCACCCTTCACGAAGTGGCCCGGGCCTTGGTAAACGCGACCGACGGGCGCACCTTGCAGGGTCAGCGTGCCCGCGTCCTGGAACGGCACTCGACCAGGATGATGGAGGACCTGGCCGACCTGGAAGGCCGGCTGGCCGTCTGAGTCCTAGCCTGAGGGGTGTTCCTCCTCAGGAACCGCGTGCGACCCCCGGATTGCTCCGGGGGTCGTGGCGCGTCAGCCGCCGAACAGCTGGTAGATGGCCCAGCCGAGGGCGGCGCCGACGACCATGGCAGCCACGAAGATGAGGGCGTAGGCGGCGAGCAACTGGGCCCTACTTGGCCTCACCGTGGTAGGGGTGGCAGTGCGAGTACCAGCGTTCCATGAGCAGGTCGACGTTGACGAGGCCGACCAGGACCAGGCCGGCGACGAACTCGAGCAGGTGGAAGCGGTTGACGACGACGTCGACGATGAGGACGACGCCGACCGCGAAGACGGCGGCGGAGTGGAACCAGTGCCAGATGCGGTGGCCGACGGTCACGCATCACACAGCGGGGATGGCCCGTGAGTGCCACTGGTCGCCGCCGGCGAAGACCCACCAGTTGTCGACGGTGCCGTCCGCCCGGCCAGCGAAGAGGTGCAAGACGCCGTCGATGTCGGTGTTGACGTCGAGGGCATCGGCCACGTAGCCGCCGCCGAGGGTCTGCTGATGCCAGCCGGTGCCCTCCTCGAAGGTGGCGTGGACGAGGCTGCCGGCGGGGGTGATGCGGGCCAGGTGGAGCTGGCCGGCGTTGAACAGAAACGATTCCACGGTTTCCTCCGGGGGTGGGGGCGGTACCGGTTCGGGCTGCGGTTCGCCGGTGCCGCCGGCGGCGATGTTGAGGACGGTGTCGATGGGGAAGCCGTTGCCGCAGTCGGAGTGGTTGCCGCCCCAGGCGCCCAGGTCGCGATGCTGGCAGACGCCGGCGGACCGTCCGTCCTGCGCCTCGGCGGCGGTGAGCAGCCGGATGGGGATACCGAACCGCTGGCATTCCTCGGCGATCCACCGGCCGCAGTTCTCGAGCATGGTGGGATGCCGGTTCCAGTCGGCGGCCGTCCAGCCGGCCGACGCCCCGGCCGGCACGCACAGCTCGGCGGACACGCAGTACGGGTTGGCGTTGGCCTGCGTCCATGCCTTGCCCTCAACAGCCCGGACGTATTCGCCGATCACCCCCGGGTTGTCGTCGATGCCGACATGGGACGACACCCCGGAGGCGGGGTTGGCAAAAAAGTTGCCCAATGCCACGAACGTGGTCGCCCCTTCGGAGGCGTGGATGACGACCAGACGCACCGTGGCACCGCCCCTCGAGGAGTAGTTGGGCGACGGCAGCGGGCTTCTAGTCAGCATCGCCACCCTCCGAGCCGTCGTCGGCGTCTTGCGCCCAGTCCTCGGACGGTTCGGTTTCGGGTTCGTCGGCCGGTTGCGGCCATTCGACATCGGACATGGGCTGCTCCTAGTTGGTTTGGGCGGACGCCACTTTGATGACGACGCCGATGGCGATCCAGGGGGGCATGGTGTTGTGCGGGCTGCCGGCGCCGGAGTTGGCGGTGTTGGCGGGCATGGCGTGGACGTGGGTGGCGGACTCGATGCCGGTGGTCAGGTTGTGGGTGTGGTTGGCCGACGTGCCGCCGATAACCCCGCTCACCGGGTGGCTGTGGGTGGCGGTCGGGGTGGATGTGGCGGTGGCGCCGCCGGGGACGACGGCCGAGTAGGTGCCGCCGGACAGCTGGCCGGCGGGGGCGTTCCAGCCCAGGTTGTGGACGTGGGCGGGGGTGTCGGCGCCGGTGGCCAACGTGCCGAGACTGTGGGAGTGGTCGGCGGACATGGTCGACGACGTGCCGGTGTGGGTGTGGTCGACCGAGTCGGGGCTGGTGTTGCCGGACAGCGGGTGGGAGTGCAATCCGGTTTCGCCGCCGGTCAACGCGTGGGTTTCCTCGCCGCCGGTCTGGCCGAGGCTGCGGGCGGTGAGCCCGGCGCCGGCGCCGACGGCGACGATGGTCCGGGAACGGCAGTCGGGCAGGTTGAACGTGGTGGACCCGTCGCCGGCGCCGAAGGTGGTCCCGATGGCGGCGAACAGGGTGGGGTAGGCGGTGCGGGACAGGGCCGACCCGTCGGCCCACATGTAGTAGGTGGGCGGGGTCGACGTCGGCCAGAACATCATGCCGCCGATGGGGACGTCGGGGACGTAGCCGAGGCGTTCCAGGTTCTGGATGCGGCTGTTGTACGAGTCGAGGCGGGCGGTCAGCGACGCCGGCATGACCTGGACGGCCAGGTCGACGGTTTCGCCGCCGTCGTCGGAGAGGTTGACGTCTATTTGGACGACCCGGTAGTTGCCGTTGACGGCGAGGCGGCCGGTGTTGACGACCAGTTGGACGGTGTCGCCCACCCAGATCTGGTTGGGGTCCCAGCGGCCGTCGAGCATGGTCACCTTGAACGCCGGGGTGAGCACCGACGACGTGTTGAGCTCGTAGTGGGCGCGGGCGTCGACGGCGGCCTGGGTGGTCTGGTTGGGGTCGGACGCCTGGCCGTCCCAGCGGCCGATCTCGGGATCGAAAGACGACACGGCCAGCTCGTCGGCGACGGTGTTGCCGGCCCCGTTGAAACGGATGGCGTTGGCGAAGGCGGTGGCGTCCAAAGTGCGGTTGACGGCGACCAGGTCGCGGCCGTATTCGAGGACGATGCCGGTCTGACGGCCCCGGGCCGGGTAGAACAGGTTGAAGTTGAGCGCGGCGTCGACCTCCCATTCGAAGCCGTTCTGGGTGTTGCCCAGCTGGTTGAGGGCTTCGCCCAGGTTTTTGCCCGGGTCGTAGGTGACCGACGCCAACACCCCGGTGTTGGGGGCGGCGCCTTTGACGATGCCCAGGTTGCCGCCGGCGAGCGCCTGGGTGTCGGAGATCATCTGCCAGGCGATGGCGGCCTGGTCGACCTGGTTGAACTGGCGGGTCGAGTTCTGCCACAGCAGCCGCCGACCCAGCATGCCCCGATAGTCGAGCGCCGAGAACGTGGAGGTGATCGTGTCGGCGTTCAACGCGTCCGACGACGTGCCGACCCGGCCCCGGAACAGGGCCCGGCCGTTGCGGGAGACGAACAGGTCGGTGCCGAGCTCGGAGACGAGGGCGGTCTGCGGATGCTGGCCGGGCATCTGCCAGCCGGCCGACGCCGGGCCGTCCACGAAAAACGAAAGTTTGCGGGCGGTGGCCACCGACAGGGCGCCGACATATTCGCCGGTGGCCCGGGTCAGCTGGAACGACCACGTCCCGCCCATTCAGTCGCCGACCGCCGTCCAGTCGACGTACACCCCGGTGGTGCCGTTGCCCATCTCGCCGGCGGTGCCAGAAATGGTGATCTTGGCCTGGGTGGCAGACAGGGTGGACACAAACGACGTCCACACCCCGGTGTAGGACACGGTGGAGACGAACGCGTAGCAGGTGGTCGAGAACGGGGTGGGGAAGGTGATGGTGACCCCGCCGGTGGCGTAGGTGAACGCCCCCCGTCCGCCCTGGACGCGTTGGCCGAAGGTGCGCCGGCGGCGGTCGGCGATCATGGCGTTGGTGACCGCCGCGGTGCCCGACGCCACCGTGACGTTGGCCAACGCCTCACTCGAGGCGGGGACCGCCGGCGGGACCGCCCCCGACGACACGGCGGTGCCGGCCAGCACCTGCACGGCCAGGCTGTTGGTGGCACCGCCGACGACGGTGGCGTCGGTCATATGCGCGTGGATCAGGTCGACCCGGGTGAGGCCGGCGCCGGGGGCGGCGCCGACCGCCACGTTCACCGTCTGCAGGACTTTGCCCAAATATTTGCCCTGCCCGGCCACGTCGCCGCCGACGACGACGACCCGGCCGACAGCCACGTCCACACTCATGTTGGCCCCCGCCGCGTGCTGGGAGACGGCCAGGTCGCCGGCGGAGACAACCCCGCCGGTGGGGAACACGGCGTCGAGCAGGTCGCGGTCGACGCCGGCCGGGTAGGACAACGCTTGCATCCAAAGCGGCGGGTCGTAGGTGGTCACAGATGTCTCCTACAGGGTGGCGTCGTTCCACAGGACGAGCAGCTGGGCGGGGCTCGACCAGGTGGCGGGGGCGAAACGGATGGTGGTCTGACCGGCGTAGAACGGCTGCCAGGTGGTCTGGGTGAAATCGAGGTACGAGTAGCGGTCGGCGGTGGTCAGCCCGTTGACGTAGGCGGTCTGGTTGGCGGTGTTGACCTCGACGTAGTCGCCGGCGTTGATCGACAGTCCGGTGGTGAACACCACGGCCGGGCCGGCCGGGGTGACCCAGCGGACGGCGGGGCCGGTGCACGGCCCGAAGATGCGGAAGATCGGCCAGGTGGGGAAGTCGCCGTTGTTGGTGACGGTGCCGATCCCCGACCCGCCGGCCGGCGGCGCCGGGTAGGTGCGCGGAAAGGTGAGCGGATAGGTGCGCCCGGAGACGGCCGACGTCGACTGGGGTTGGATCGTGAAAGAGTTTTGGACGGTGGAGTAGCCGGCCGGGTTGGGGGCCACCCACGACGCCTGAAACTTGGAGACGGCCGGGTTGGTGAACGGGGCGGCCAGGGTGGCGCCGACCAGGCCGATCGCGTATTGGGGCATGCCGGGGTCGATCTGGTAGACGAGCTGGGGGCGTAGCCGGGGTTGCAGCCAGTGGGCCAAGGTCTGCCACGCCTGCTGGCGGACACCCATCTGGGATGGGATGAGGCTGCCGGCCACGGTGACGGTGCGGGGGCCGAACAGGGCGGTGGTGTCGTAGTCGCCGTCCCGGGTCGGCAGCGGCGAGGTGACCGCCCTGACGGTGGGGAACCCGAGTTCGAAGCTTTCGACCCGGTAGCCGTTGGCCTGGTCCATCAGGTCGAGAGATTCGAGCAGGTTGCCGGCGCCGTCGAAGAGTTGCAGGACCAGGACGGCCGGGCTGGTGCAGTAGGCGACCATCAGGCCGCCCTCCACCCCGCCGAGATGGCGAACTCGACCTTTTTGGCGATCAGGTCGGCGTCGACGGCCGAGTTGAAGGTGGCGTTGTTGATCTGCAACGCCGGCCCGGCGGCGCCGCCGGCGGGGATGACCGTCTCCCCGGCGTGGGCGAAGATCAGCCCGGTCTGTTCGACGACGCCGCCCTGGGCGAAGTGGGGGATGGACGGCACGCCGATGGTTTCGCCGCCGATGTGGACGCCGAGCACGTCGACCTTGGGCAGGGTGAAATGCAACTTGTTCCACACGTCGATCACGGCGTTGATGACGGCTTTGAAGGCGTCGACGATGCCACCCCACACCGCGTCGAAGATGCGGCGCATGTCGCCGGGGATGCCTTTGAAGAACCGGAGGATGGCATCCCAGTTCTGGTAGATCTGGGTGGCGGCCACCCCGAACGGGCCGAAGATGATGTCGACCAGCAGCGGCCAGTTGTGTTCGATCCAGTGGAACACCTCGACAAACTTGTCGCGTAGCAGGTAGATGGCGATCCCGACGCCGGCGATGGCGACCACGACCAGGGCGACCGGCCAGATGGCCGCGAACCACGAGGTGGCCATGATGGCCGACATCACTTCGGAGGCGGCGCCGACACCGGCCATCACCGAGCCGATAGCGGTGATGGCCGGCCCGTATTTGGCGCCCAGGTTGGCGGCCAGATCCTCGAACCGGGCTTTCATTGCGTCCAGTCGGCCCATGAACGTGTCGGCCTGCGCCCCGGCCTGACCTTTCAGTTTCTCGCCTAAACCGTCGAGGGCGTTGGTGGCCGAGTGGGTGGAGGCGGTGACGGTGTCCTGTGCGCCGGCCACTTTGCGGTGCGCCGCCTCGGCTTTGGCGTTGGCGGCGGTGACGTTGTCCTGGGCGTCGCGCAGGCGGAGCTGTTCGGCGGCGGTGAGATGGGTTTTGCCGGCCAGCAGGGTGTGCACGTCGGCCAGTTTCTGTTTGGCGGCCTCGGCGGCCTGGTCGGCTGCGGTCGCCGCTTTGGTGGCCGACTCCAGGGCTTTCGTGGCCACCGTGGCTTTCGGGCCGGCCTGCTCGCCGAACTCTTTCAACAGTTTGGTGGCCCCGTTGTAGGTGCGGCCGAGCTGGGTGGCGGCGGTGGACAGATCCTCGTGTTTGGCGGCGGCCAGATCGGACGCCTCGCCCAGGTATTGCAACGCTTTGGCCGGGTCGCCCATGGCCTGGGTCATGATCCGCAGGGCGTCCTGGGTCTGGTTGGCGCTGTGCCCGTATTTCTCCTGGGACTTGACCGCCTTTTCGACCTGGGCGGCGTAGTCCTCGTAATCCTTGCCGGTGGCCTGGACCGACTCCTGCAACTGTTTGTGGGCGGCCTGATCTTTCGACCCGAGGGCGGACAGGCCGACGCCGACACCGGCCAGGGCGGACCCGACGCCGATCATGGCCGGGCCGATCTGTTTGCCGTGTTCGACGACCTTGCCGATGGCCTCGTTGATGCCGCCCAACGCCTCGCCGAACGGACCTAGCACCCCGGTCTGGTTGAGGGCGCCGATGGCCCCGCCGAACGCCGACTGCAACCGTTTGGCCGACGCCTCGCCGTGGGTGGCGGTGTCGGAAACCGATTTCGAGAACCCGGTCAGGTCGGCCAGGATGCGGACCGCCACCGACGGGCCGGCCATCAGCGGTTCCTCATCGCGGCAGCCGTCCGCCGGATCTCGGCGGCTTCTCGTTGCATCAGTCGGACCATGGCCGCCTCGTCCTCGGCGTCCTCTACGTCCTCAGGCCAGAGGTTCCAGTAGTGGCGGAAGGCGGCGCGGGCGTCGGCGAGCTGCCGTTCGTAGGGTTTGGTTCCTCCACTTCGGCTTCGACGTCGAAGGAGTGCAACCACAGGGCGGTCAGATCGAAGTCGGGGAACTGTTCGTGGAGCAGGCGGAACACGGTGACCCGGAACGGGTCCTCGGCCATCACCTCCTGAAACGGCCGGCCTTCGACCTCGCGCACCGTTTTCTGCAGGCGGGGCGAGGGGATGCGCCGGGCCATGGCGTCCGAGATCCGGATCACCAAGGGCAGCACCACCGGGCCATCAGTCATGGATGCTGGCCGGGCTGGCCGTCTCGTTCGTCCACGGCAGGCCATCCAACGCTTTCTGCAGGGCGGTCGAGTACAGGCCGGGGACGGTTCCGGCCAGTGACACGGCGGAAGGGAACAGAAACCGGCCCCGGGAGTCGTAGTCGCGGCTGCTCTCGTGCGGGGCTTTGCGGTGACCGCCGAACTCCACCCAACCGGCGTAACGGACGCTCGAGCGGCCCATGCGGATCGACGCCCCCGACTTGGTAGCGCCGATGCGCAGGTCGCCGGCGAGGCGTCCGGTGTCCTGCGGCAGGGCGGATTTGGCGGCGGCGTAGACGGGCTGCGCGGCGGCCTTTCCGGCGGCTTTGAACGCCGTGTTGAGGGCGCCCGTGTCGGCCGCGGCTTTGACCAGGTCGCGTTGCATGGCCCGCAGCCCGACGAGGGCCACCGTCGGAGCGGCCATCACGGATGCTTTCCGGCTACCCAGGTGGACCCGTTCCAGTTGTTGGCGAGCAGGTCGGCGGTGATCACATACTGGCCGACCGTCCAGTTGGTGGCCGGCGACGCGGTTATACCGGTCAGGGCGGCCAGGTTGGCCGGGGTGGTGGCACCGCTCGGGGTGAAATAGCCGGGGGCGCCGGCGACCGCCCCGGTGGCGGTCACCGTCCCGGTGTTGACCGTCGGCGGCCCCGTGCACGACCAATCGATGACGACCTCACTGGGTGCCGCCGCGTCTCCGCCTAACGCCAGAAATGGCTGGGGATAGGCCAGGCCGCTGAAAACCGGGTTCGTCGTCGACGCCACCTGGGACGCCAACCCCCGGGCCGACCACGACACCGGCGTCCCCGATGCCTGGTAGGCGGACAGCGCCGCCGACAGAGTCGCATAGACGCTGTTGGCCGAAAAGTCTTCGTAAAACGTGACCCGCAGGTGATACTTGGTCGTGCCCACCACGTCGACCTCGTTGCAGAACGTGGTCAGGGTCACCAACTTGTTCTCCGGAAACCCGGCCTCCAGATGTTTCACGGTGCACGACAGGTTGGCGGCGCCCATCTGAAAAAAGGCGTTGTTCAAGATGAGCGGGTTGACCGTCGGCGGGGTCGGGTCGCCGGCGGCGGTCAGGCCGACTTCCGGCGGCGGTGCGAGCGGTGCGGCGTTGGCCATCGGTTCTCCTTCGTTCACATCCAAATGATGAGGATCAGTTCGACGTAGAGCAGCTGGACGCCGCCGGCGCCGGTCACGTTCCGCCAGTTGCGTTCGGAGTTCGGCCAGCACGCCTTCACGACCCCGCCCAAACCTTGGTTGCCCAAGATGGCGGTCCGGGCCGCGTTCTTCAGGTTGTCGACCAGGTCGTCGGTTTCGATGCCGTGCACCGCCGCCACCGGCAGTTCGACCTCGTCCATGCCCAGCCCGGCGGCGCCGTAGAGAACCTGGGTGGGGCGCATGACGACCAGGCACGGAAAGTTGAGCGTTTCCGGCGGCCGTTCGTGGACGGTGACCCCGCAGGCCGGGCCGAGCAGGCTGACCAAGGCCTGGGCGACGGGCTGGCGGTTCCAGGTCACGGCAGGGTCCTCACCTGGCCGGCGGCCAGGGTGGTGACCGCCCCGGCGGCGGTGGTGGCCCGGCAGTCCCACCAGCCGACCGGTGGCACCTGGGCGGAATCGGCGGCGGCCAGGTGGCAGGTGACGTTCTGGCCGGCCACCGTGACCGTCATGGGGTTGCCGACCGGGTTGTAGCCGCCGTCGTAAACCTGGGCGGCCAGGGTTTGGCCGGTCAGGCTGCCAGTGGCGGCGAACGTGAAGGTCATGTCGTCGCCCCGGTAGAAACGCAGACGGATGTCCTGGGGCAGGGCGACGTTGACGGTGGCCGGGCTCATGTGACGATCGCCAGGTAGGGGGCCAGATACTTTTCGACTTCAGGGTCCTTCGGCCCCACCCTCACGATTCCAAGGTCACCCCAGCCGACCGTCCCGTCGACAGAATCCCTCCTCCGGTAGCCTCGGCAGGCGTCCAGCAGGGCGGCCTGGAACAGGCCGTCGGGCAGAAAACCGGGGCCGGGAGTGGTCCACATCGGGTCGGCCCGGTTGGTGACGTAGTCGACGGCGGCGGCCAGCGCCTGGGAGGTCACCGTGGCCTCGGCGCCGGTGGCGCCGGCGGTCCTCAGCCAGTTCTCGACGTCGGTGACAGTCGGCCAGGCGCTGGCCATTCCGCGACCCCCTTACCGCCGCGACCGGGTCTGGGTTTCCTCTGCCACCGTTTCGGTGTCCTCGACGAGGGCGGGGGCAGGGATGGTGGTCCCGGCGTTGATCTGGATGATCCCAGACGGGTACCGGCCGAGGACCGGCGCCGCGTAGCCCCACACCCCCAACCGGATGGCGGACGGGCCGAGCACCTCTTCGTAGCGGAAGTTGAACGTCGACGACTCGAGCAGGAGGGCGTCGTCGGCCTTCAGCACGTAAATGTGGTTATCGACCCCGGCCCAGGACGGGATGCATTGCAGGCCGTTGACCTCGCCGGCGATGTGGTCGTAGGTGATCGCCATGCCCAGGCCATACGAGTTCACGGGGCCGTGCTGGCCGGTGGTGACCAGCGGCCGCTGCTGGGTGTCCTTCTGTTTCGCCAGGAACGCCCACGCCCCCGTCGACATGAACACCACCCTCGGCGGCGCCTTCCGCCGCTTGATGATCGAGGCGCCGGCGTCGGTGAAGGCGTCGGGCAGGTTGACATAGGCGGGGGTGCCCGGGTAGGCGATGACCGCCGCCATGCCCGACGGGGCCGTCAACGCCTCGAAGGCGTTCACGACCGCCGTTTCGACCGCCTCGTTGTAGGCGCCCATGCAGTCGGCGTAGACGATGCCGTCGATAGCCGGATTCGATCCGTCCATCAGCTGGCGGGACACGTCCACCTTGCCGGTGTAGGTGACCGGGTTGACGGTGATCAGGTTCGACACGAACGACCCGTCGCCGGCCGGGTTGCCTTCGGTGGTGGCGGTGATGGCCGCCCCCGGTGTCACCTGTTTGCCGATATTGACCGGATTAGCCGAGTCGATCCCGACCTTTCGCAGCGTGTCAGCCCACGGCCGGGCGCCGTGGGCGAGGATCGCGAACTCGTTGAACAGCCACACGGGGGGGACGTTGCCGGGCCCGGTGCCGGTGGTTCCCATGGCCCGCATCTGCATGCCGTGCCGGTCGATCATCTGCCGGCATTCGGGGTCGCCGTCGATCTGGGCTCGGAACAGGTCGCAAAAATAGGAGCGGTGCTGGGGGCTGTCGGGCGGCTGGTAGACGTCGGGCTCGGAGCGAACCTGGACGATCGAGGTGTGCTTGGTGTCGGGCACCGCCGGGGCGTCGGACATGGCCCGCACCGCCGCCACCCGGCGCTCGTCGGTTTCTCTGAGCTCGATCAGCCGGTCGCCGAGCGGGGCCATCTCCGAGCGCAGGCCTTCGAGGATGCCGACCTCGTCGGCGGTGGGGTCGCGGCGCTCGTCGTCGCAGCGGTTCAAGATGGCGTCGTACTGCTCGGACAGCGTCTTGTACTCGCCGGCCATCCGTTCCATGAACCGGGAAGCCATGAGGGAACCTCCAAAAGGCAGGGTTGCCGGGGCGCGTCGGCGCGGTAGGGCGCCCGCTCCGGTTCTGCCCTCGCAGGTTCCCCAGGCCGTGGGGGTTCTGCCCTCGCAGGTTCGGTCTGCTGGCCGTGATGTTACGGGTAGACGTGGAGGTGGTCAACGACCTCGAGATGGGCGTGCTGCCGCCAGATGCGCCGGCCGCCGAGCACGTTGTCGAACCGGCAATCCAGGCCGTTCCAGTGCCGGGCCGGCCACATGTGCCCGTTGACCATGACCGGCACGTCGACGGTGGCTTCCATGGCGTCGGGTTCGGCCAGCATGATCCGCCGGCGGAACCGGGTGAACCCGAACGCCACCTCGATCAGCGTCCCGTATTCGTTGGCCGCGTACGGGTTGGTGCACCACGGCTGCGGACAGGCGTCCATCTCGTCGACCGCGGCCGGGGTGGGGACCATGTCATGTTCGACGATCAGAAAATCCTCGGCCGCCGCCCACAGCCCGCACAGAAGCCTCCAGTAGGCCTCGACGTCGACGGAGACGTCCCAGTAGTCAACGGGACGTTCCAGGGCGGCCAGGGCGTCCACGGTGGCCTCCCGGATGCCGTCGGGGGTGAACGGGCAGACGATCAGCACCCGAGACGGTCGAGGAGGATGTGGTGGCGGGCCTGGGCGGTTCGCAGCCCGGCCACCGCCACCGGGTCGGAAGATCGGATGGCGAGCACTTTCGCCTCGGTGTAGGCGGGTTCGGTCGTCAACGCCACATGGTCCAGATGGACGGCGGTGCGCTCCCACGCCCCGTCGGGCCCGTAGCGGGTGCCGTTGGGCGTCAGCTTGAACCCGACCGACAGCCCGGTCACCTCCCCGGTGCGAACCATGTACAGCGCCTCGTCGCCCCGCGGCGTCTCGTACAAGCCCCAGGTGCCGTGCAGCCCATCGTCGCGCTCCTCCAGCGATAGGGTCTTGCCGACGGCGAAGTCGGTTTTGCGTCCCTCGTGGGATGCGTGCAGCTTGATGTGCCCCGGGTTTTCGAGCTGGCGGGAGAAGGCGCCGTGCACGAAGCGTTCCCGGCCGCCGTCGATGTCGATCGTCTCCCCGTACGGCACCGCCCTGCCAACCAGGGTGCGGCCGTCGCCGCCGGCGCGGAGCATCAGGTCGACGTTGAAGCTGCGGCAGACGACCTCCGACGTGCGGGCCCGGCCCGACCCGGCCGACCCGGTGTACTCGCCCTTGGCGCCGGAGATCTCGGTCTGTTTGGCCAACGCCTTCGCCTTGTTCATGGCCGTCACCCGGGCCGACGCCGGTATCGAACTGGCCTGGGGGATGCGGGCCAGGGCGTTGGCCAGGTGCGGTTCGTCGATCTTGCCGTCGGCACCGCGGACCGGGAAATGGCGCAGCGACCGGGGCGTGGTCTTGCCGTCGGCGTCTTTCGATCCGCCCGGTTCGATGTACAGGAACGCCGAGTCGGGCAGGTCGTTGACATACGACGCCGTCCACACGTCCCGGTATTCCATGCCCATCTGCTCGTTGCCGACGCCGTAGCCGGTCAATGTCCCACCCCTTTCGGGTTGCCCGCCGCCCCGGCCGCCGCCGTGGCCGGCGTCTTGTTCGTCGTCTCCGGGTAGCCGGGAAAGGTGTTCGAACTCGACGGGGCCAGCTCGGCCGGCATCGGCGGCGCCCCCATCGAAGTGTCCGTCTGGTCCATCGGGGCCAGGCCCAGTTCGGCGGACACGTCGGCCATCGGATCGAGGTTCTCGCGGGCCCTCACCTCGTCGATGAGCAGCCACGCCGACTGCGGCCCCGGCCCGCCCAACGCCGTCTGATACGCCTGGTACTGCGAGAGGGTGTCGGTCCGCATCGACGCCGACAGGTCCCACATCACGTTCTGACCCCGGGGCAGCAGATCGATGCTGACGGCCTGGGCGAGCAGGTTCGTCCACGGGGCTATCGCATCGTTGCGGGCCTGGATCTCCTCCATCTCCGCGTTCTTGTACGTGTTGCCACCCACGTTGGCCCCCAGCTTGGACGGCGGCAGCCCGAACATCTGGGCGGCGTCGATCAGGCTGAACTGGCGGGACTCGATCATCTGGGAGTCGACCGGCCGCCACGCCACCGGCGTGAAATCGGTCAACTCGTTCATCACCGCGATGCCCTGGGTGACACCGCCATATTTGGCCGTCCACGCCGCCTTGGCGTCATCGGCCTGTTTCTGGGTGATCTCCGGCCGGTGGATCTTCAAGATGCCGCTGGGCATCGCCCCGGAGGTGAAGTAGTTGGCGGCGTAGGACTGCAACGACACGCCCATGGCGATGGCGTCGCCGTCGACGTCCATCACTCCCCGGCCCAACGGCCAGCCGGCCCGGCCCAGATGCGACTTGATATGCCACACGTCGCCCTGGTCGTAAAACTGGCCGGCCACGTAGAACGCCGAGATCTGCGGGCTCATCGGATTGCCCTCGAATCTGACGGCGGTGAGGGTGGGGTGGACGGGTTTGAGCGTCAACGGGAAGCCGTAGCGGTCCCTCGAGGTGATCAGACAGATCGAGTTGCCGTACAGAACCAGGCTGGCCGTCACCCCGGCCCAGAACGCCATCGGCGTCTGGTTGGGGTCGGGCTGGCGGATCACCGCCGGCTGCGGATCCAACGCGTCGGTGCCCCGGTACACGGTCACCGGGAGCATGCCAACCGTCCCGGTCACGTAGGCCAGGCCGCGCAGAAACGCCGGCCACGACAGCGCCTGGGATTCCGACGGGCGGGGTAGCACACTGGTCGAGGGGAACTGCTGTTCGGGGCCGGGCATGAATGTCGCCGGGCCCGGAGGACCGATCGGACCCGGCGACATGGGCGCCACGTTCGGACTGCTGCGGGTCAGCACGGCGCCCAACCCCATCAGCGGTTCTCGATCTCGGCCACCGTCCCCGCCGCCAACAGACCGAGCCCGCCGACGACCAGGCCGGCCCACACGGCGAGCAGCCCGAAGCCGACCGCCATCGCCACCACGCCGAGCATCTGGGCTAGCACCGGGGCATATCTTCGCACGTCGTGCGCTGATTTCATAGGATCTGGGCGCTGCCCTGCCCGGCCTTGGTCAGCCCATAGCACGCCAATGTGACCGCCACCAGCGGCGAGATGTCACCGCCCGATTTGCGGGCCCACGCCCAGGCGTCACCCAGCTGCCGTTTCCGGGCCGCCGACACGGCCAGATTCAGGACCGGCTGGTCCAGGTGTGCAACTTTCCCCTCCGACACGGCATCGAAGAACTGGCCGCACCCCTGAGCGTATTCGCGAGCATTGACCGTTTCGGTCGGAACGCCCACATGTGCCAGATCGACCAGCAGACTCCCGGCCGGCGACGCCGGGTCCACCACCACCGGCAGCGGCGCCCACCGTCTCGCCAGCGCCTGCAGCCGTCCCACCGCCCAGTCGGTGCCCGGCCGGTGCTCCACGATCTCCACATGCCGCCGTCGCGTGGCGGTCCAGCCGGCCACCCCGATACTGGCCGCCGTCCGCTCCGGGGTCACGTCCAGGGCGAAACACGGCAGCCCGGCCAGCTGCGACCGGGCGTCCCGGCACGCGTTCCACGACGCCGGGTCGATCACCGGACGGCCGCCCGGCGCCCGCCGGTTCAGATAGGCGCGGGAGAACTCGGTGGACTCCATGGCGTCATGGTCGGCCTGGATCGTCTCCTCGGCCACCGTCCTGCCCAACGCCGGCATGCATCCCCACCACGTGCGCGGGTCGTCGGGGTCCTGGTCGTCGGCCGCCGACCACTCGAAATAGCACACCCCGGACCGCTCCCCTGCCTCCACCCTGGCCCGGCCGTCGTCGATCCTCGAGTGCAGGAACTCCGAGCCGTCCGGCGCCCCCACCGTCGACACGATCCACACCTGCGCCGCCGGGCGGGTCACCATCGCCGGTCGAAACGCCCCCATCAGCCGCTCATCCCGCTGGGCGAACGCCTCGTCGATCACCCCCAGATCCAACGTCTGGCCGTGCCCCGACGTCTCCCCCGACGCCGAAATCCCCACCCACGACCCGGTCGCCTTGAACTCCATCCGCTCCGCCCCGGCCCGCCGGTACACCTTCATCACCCCGGCCCGGCCCAGCGTCGTCCGCCTCAGCATCTCGGTCTGCTCATCCCACTTGGCCCGCGCCGAGTTGCGGTCCTGGGCGGTGTACAGCACGTGCTGCATCGGACCCCACGACAGGCACCGGTCGACCTCGACCACCAGGATCAGCGTCGTCTTCCCAGACTGGCGGGGCACCGTGACCCGCACCTCGCGATATGCCGGGGTGTCGTCGTCGAGAAGTTCGCCGGCCACGTTCGCCACCTGCGCCTGCCAAGGCATGAACGGCTGGCCCATGATCTTCGCCAACAGCCCCAGCCGGCCGCCCGTCGTCCGACGCTCAGGACTCCGGGGCGTCGCCCAGCGGGGCTCGCAGCGTAGCGATGAGCTGACCGAGCTCGTCACCGTCGGCATCGACCGGCGCTCCTCTCAAATCTCGGACCACCGCCTTGTACGCCCACGCCACCTGAACCACCGGCTCGTCGGCGTCGTCCAGCAAGGCGGCCAGGGTGCGGCCCAAACCGACCAGCGCGGCGTCGACCTCCTCGAGCCGGCCGCCCGATTTGAGCGCCGCCAAAGTCCGCTCAAATGCCGCCACGTTCCGGGTTCGTCTGCCCATCCGCCGCACAGTTTGCACCTTGTGCGGCCAGCCCCCGCGATTTTCGGAGACATTTGAC